ATATTCCATTCTATATGATTTTGTAAATCATATAGAAAATCTTTACACGATTTTTGACTATATTCTGTAATCATTCTTTACAAGAGTTCGACTACGCCATTTGTGAAATCACTAGTATTGTCAAATAGGATACAATGGCGAGGACGATCGCCATCACCCATACCGGAATGACAGTTTTGTTCCTATATCCCAATCCAAAAGGGCGAATGCCCCCGTCTGTATCATAGGCGAATCCGGGTTGAATATAGTGGAAAATGGAAAATAGAACAAGGAATAAAAATATGGAAAGGGATAATTTATGATATCGCATACTTTTTGTGGAAAATGTCAAATACATGATCTTCGTTAAAAACTATAGATAAAATATTTAGTCGAATTCATTATTACTAAATATTCGTCTTTTGTTCATATCTTATAATCTATAAACACCTATATTACATACGGATGAATTATATTACGATCGGATATGATTGTTCTCCTGCAGCCGCATTACGTGAGATGAATCTGCGAAAATGCACACTTCCATTCGATTGGGTCCAATCGAGTATTCATAGTATCGAATCGTGTTTTCAGGATGATTTCGCAAAGTACCATACACAATTACGATTGAATGATCGAAAGACGAGAATGATCGATATATATGGATTCGAGTTTCCACATGATTATCCATTGCTATATGACAATGCGACGAATGGCCCTTCAAGTGGAGACGTGATATCTAGTATAGTAGGAGAAGGTGTATATGACGAAAAACAGATTGCGAAAAATTGGCGGGATTCATACACAATCGTCAAGGAAAAGTACGATCGGCGTATTGAGAGATTTCGCGAAATCATGGCGGATCCTGCACCCATTATTGCATTATGTAGATACACGACTGATCAGATATTCCATTTGAAGGAATTATTCGCAAAATATTATCATAAAGAAAATATCCACTTTATCAATTCATCGAATCATTCATTTCAAAATGACTTTATTACAAATATTCATACGGAAATGAACGGCGTCTGGAATGAAACGGCTATATGGCAAGACGCACTAATGCGTGTTCAGAAATCGTCGTCGTCGTCTGCATCTTCTTCGTAATATTGTCCGTCCATATAATTCGCATTCAATTTACCTATATCGGTCATTTCGATTTCATCTTCGCCTTCCATATCGCCCCCCCCCTCTTCATCGTCATTTCCGTCTTCTATCGCGACTTCCATTTCACTGTCGTCTGATGCTTGCATGCCTAAATCGAACTCGATATCTTTATCCCCCTGTGCCATCATTTCCAATCTTTCGCGATCACTCGTGTCTTTGTCATATACAACCAATCCACGTTGTTGTCCTACATTCCATTTACCCAATTTGTACTTTTTCAACATATTCTCCACTTGACGATCTTCAATCGTGAGTTCCTTGAATCGATCTGTAATGCGTTTCTTTTCCTTATCTTTTGATTTTTTCAACCTTTCACGAATTGTCTTATAGGACATATGAATGTGGTTTTTATTGATTTGAATGGAAAGAATCATCGTTCTCAATAAATTGGCGATTTTCTGTTTTAATGCCAATTTATTCCCCGCTTCAATCTGGACCTCTTGTAATGCATCGTCGTATTCATTGAGTGCCTCGTCCAAATATACGAAATTCGTCTCGATGCCCGTTTTGGACGCATCTTCGTTCTCTTTGCGTGTTTGTCGCCTGTCTTGTTTATTCTGGCGTACATCCATCTTGACAAAATCGTCCATTTCGGATACAGTGACATATTCATATAGGACAGAATAAAAGAGGTAGGTGAATAGGAGATGGATCGTTCGTTTGTCAAATAGAGAATAATATGTCGTTTGGTTCTTATCTTGGTAGGGGGCATATACTGGTATGTGATTTATGAATGAATATAGGGGGGCGGTTTTTGTCTGGACCTTTTGCAGAAACTCTTTTATAGTGGGGTCGATTTTGAAATCGTTATAGGGGGAAATATATGCAGACATGAAATTGTAGAGATCATTCGTATCGAATTCGGATAAATTCCAATATTTGGGTACTAGGAGGAATTCGGTTTTATTCAGGATCATATTCGGAATCACACGGGTTATGTCATATAGACAATTCTTGACGAATTGGGTCGCCGAATAAATCGCGGAATCTTCCTTTGTTTGACCTTGGTGTGGGTCTTGTGTTCGACCCTTCGGGTCTTGTGTTCGACCTTGGTGCGGGTCTTGTGCCCAGACCATAATCTCTTGCAGGAAATTGTGTATATTCTCTCGGTCGTGTTGATTCATATTGCCATTCTGTTCAAAAAACTTGGAAATATGCCGGTGCATTTTAGCGATCGATTTCGATAGATAGTTCTTGACATTGTCCAATAGAGGATCTATATCATCTTCATCCGTCGGGTCTTGTGGTCGCATCACTCTCGGATTGTGTTTTTCCAAAAGGGCACCAAGAACGGTGCGGAAATCCGATTCAATCGCCGTTGATTTCGTCAATTCCATGGTCTGTAAAATATCCTTGATTGCATCGATGGGCGAATATCGCGCACGGTCTTCTATCTGCACAATATTTTTCTTATATACGACCTGCATGAGTTGATGCAAACTCTCTTCGCCGTATCGTTTCCCATGCCGTTTCAAGAATTCCATTTTCTCTTGGATATTCCACGTGGATTTATACCCCTCTGGGATTTCCGTCAATATCCCGTGGAATTCCGCGGGTATCGGGAGCCCACGATCCAATTGAAGATACCGAATCACGGCTTCGTAAATGTTCTCTTCAATAATGGATGCGGGAAGGGTAGGACGGACCAGCGATGTATTTCCTATATGATAAAAGAAAGGTGCTTTGGAAATGGTCGATACCTGTTTCATGAAAATATCCCATGTCTGTATTTGCTTTATGTGATTCAGGATACGATCATCTTCCTTGATGAAATACATCATGGGTTCGACGAGAAAATCGTTGCAACATGCATTCTCCAAGAAGGGATCGTTCGATGCCGTTTTCAAGAATACTTCTTTGGTTTGAATGATCTTGAATATCGCCTCCATTACCGCATAAGAATACAATTGTTGTTTCGATCGAATCGTATAGTATTCCCGTATTTGATTGCGATCCCCTTTTTTCATCGCATCCATGAAATCCGACATGAAATCGGCAGAAAGACCTTTCAGTTTATCCGATACATTGGTCTCGACAAGTGGTGGCATGAAATGTACCCATTTTTCAATACAGTGTTCATCGGGAATCATTTCTTCGGGATGGAGTGTCAGATATTCGCGTTTTGCATACATGCGTTCTTCGATTTCGGGGGTCGGGAGAATGATGGATTCGATCGTCCGGCGAATCCGATCCGCGATCGACGTGACTTTCAGTGTATAGATGGAATTCCATGGGACGATTTTACTTTTCGATTTTTCCAATACACATGCAATATATTTGATTCCTGTTTGGTCTTCGACTCCTGCATTCATAGGATATCCACTAAACGATCGAACACATCCGGGATACGTTTTTTTCGTTTGGAAAGATGGGGTCGATGTCTGGATAGCGATCAAAAGGGTACTTGCCACGGTAATAATGACAATTTCATTGCGATAGGTCATATAGGACGGTTGTTTGATTCCCTTTTCCTTCTCTTTTTTCGCCTTATATTTCTCATAAACGGGTTCGCTCAATACATTTTTCGATATCATTTCCAATGAAAATCGGCATACGAAATCCTGTATCCCATCTACGGGGATTCCGATACTCGTAGAAATGAATGAAAAAATGGCGTATATCAATTCCGACATTTCGTTTTCGAATACTTTGACCTCTTTTTTACCTAGTTTTTCCATGACCACCGTCCCCAGATCTTTTTCCATGATGGCATGACTTGTTATGCGGAATCCTTCCGTTGTAAATCCGTCTTCCATTGCAAAATCGATTTTTCGAATCACATAGCCACTATATTTATCCACGATCGCATCGCCATCTTCACTCAATTGCCCGCGTTCCGCGCAAATGACGTCTAATTTATGGGGATAATTCCCCCCCGTCAAAAACTCTTGTGCCAATTCGAAAAAGAAGGACGGCATGAGTTTCGTATTTGTCTTTTTGCAATATTTCCAATATGGATCCTCGTCCATATCCGACATGGGTTCGCGCGTGAATTGTTCGCAAAACTGAAGAATGTCCGACTGCTTTTTCGTGAAATCGGTTTGACCGAATACCATATCGCGCAAAGTAAGATACGGCGAACGTATTTCGTCGTTTTGTTGGACTTGTTCCCCTAATGCATTCGCCAAATAATTGGATTTGTTGGTCTGAATATCTTGGAGAACCGCGAGACGACCCACTTTGCGGATATGTGATTCGATCTGTTTTGCAAGAGAGGCTTGTATTTCTTCCGTAGAAACCTCGAATCTACGTTCGAATTCGCTTATCGCTTTTTTCGTCGTCATACGTTTCATTCGTTCTTTCGCACCCATCTCATTATCACATGTTTTTGGACCTTTTATACACCCCGGTTTAATATTGCAAAATAGATCGTTTTGATCCACAAATGATTCTTCGCCTATATCGCGATCATGAATCCAATTATCTTTACGTCTATGATAATAATGGTATTTGACATTTGCATTCATTTCGCTATTGAGAGATTCCTTCTCTTTCTCCGTTAATGAATCGACATCGACCCCCTTTGCCAATTTTGGCCGGATTTCCAATATGGCATATTCACCGTCTTTCACCTGACGTTTTCCCAGAATAAGTGTAGTGGCCATTTCCTCCGCATATTCCGGCGGACAGTCGTGTTTCTGTACCAGATTCTCTTTTAAAAATTCGGGGAAATTTTCCGCCAATATCTTTTTCCGCTGATCCTTGTATTTATCCATAATGTAATATGGCGTATCGTCAAATTCCGGATCAAAAAAGATATCTGCCCGATTATTATCCTTCTGTAATTTTCCTATAGAATCATACCGTTTGGTCAATACCCGACGACTACAATCTCTCGCCTTTATGCGTTCATTTTCGGCCATATCGTTGTCCCCCGCCGATTCATCCGATAGATCAATCAAATTACTGGGGGTAATGAGGGAGGACATGACCGACGACAAAAGCAATGTATAGAGTTGTCCGTTATCCATTTTCCATATCGTGTGGAGATTCTCTGTGCCACCATCCATCTCATTCATCCTATAGGACTTTACACAGAGATCCTGAATCTCTTTCTTCTCCGATAAAAGATGTATAATCGTATTTTTACTCTTTGTATTAAATCGGGAATTACGTACAATAGAATACGATTTCGCCTTTTCCGCATATTTTTTCCGCATTTCCTTTATCTTTTCCTTGATGAAGAATCGGATTTCGAGATACTGTTTATACGAAATATCCGACGAATAGACGAGAAAAGGTTCCAAATACCGGACGACGCCCATATAGGAAAAATTGTTTTTTACGTATTTGCGAATGAGTCGAATCATGGAACGCGTTTTCGGAATAACGACTTGTAGATACTTTTCGAATTTGTCTTTTTCACTCACGGAAATGGCATCTTCCAAAATATATTCTTTTGCAACGGATAAAAAATGTTGATTCGTCTCTTTTTCGATTTCTTCATAATCGATTTCTTTCGTCAGATCGTTGATTGTATGTGAAAGTATCTCGGTCTTTTTATGAAACATGCGAAAGAGAGACAGATACGACGTATGTAGATTGGCCTTTTCCATAATGGATGTCGATGGGAGATCAATCCTCGAAAATTCCATGACTGGTGACGGCATCATGATGAAGGATTTAATCGTCATTTCGTCGGCGGGCGTCATTTCCTCGCGGATATAGACGTCTTTTCCATTGACCGTTTCGGGTACAAGATGGGAAAGTCCCAATTGGTATTTCTGTATGACATATTTAGACCGGATCGCCTGTCCCGCATGGATAACTGTACTATAGAATTCCGAGAGGTTGTCGATGATCGCTTCTATATCCGCAGAAACCCGCTGTTTTGTCATATAGATATCACTCTGGGTGGGTTGTTCAAAGGGGATAGAATACGGATTCGTTTCGCGGTAGAGGGATGCGTATTTGACATGATCGACGCGTTGTCGGTTTTCGTAGTAGGCGGTTTTTTTCGTTTGTTCTTCGCGTTCTAGTTCGCTGGCGTCATTGTATTCCGATACGTCGTTTTGTAATATAGAAGAATATGTGTATTCAGTATAGACCTTCTTTTTTGTCGATGCCACGGGCATAAACCACCGGAGTTTCGTATCGAGCCGGAGAATGTGTTCAATGGCGGGTTTATAGGATGCACTCAATATCTTGAGACCGCGTATATTTCCATTATCGTCGTATTTCGAGAAGAATTCGCGGAGTTGTTTATACCGTTCAATGAGGATACGTATTTCGTTCATAACCGTTTTTGTGCGATCGCTATTGGGGATCGTGGAAAGGAGTTCGTCCATGAGACTATTCAATTGCGTTTCAATGCCGTACCTTTTCTGCGATTCGGGGATTTCGACCTGTTGTGTAATAACATCTAAATAATTGCCAAATACGATGGTATTCTTCATTGATCGTTGATAGAGTTCGTCGAGTACTCGATGTATATTACGATCGGGTTCGGCTTCTTCCGGCAATCGGATAATGGCTTCTCCTGTGGTCATATACTCCACTTCGGGTTCGGCAGTTGGCGTGTCTTCTTCTCCTTTTTCTTCTTCTAAATTTTCCATTATACTTGCCGTATTGCGTTTTCCCATTTCGGTAGGTTTCGATCGAATGACTACTTTAGTCATCGGGATGTGTTCTGGAAGACCCTTGTATTCAAAATCGATATAGATTGTTTCTAAATCGGGGAAAACCGTTATTTCGATCTGATCTTCGTCTATATTTGTTATTTCACCGGTAACAATGGCGGGGATTTCACCGCCGAAATGGATATCGATCCATACTCCGGGGACAAGTCCATTTTGTCTCGCATACCCCGCCACTTTACTGCGATTCAATATCGTGATTTGTCTTATAGAATGATCTGTGATTTTCGAATCTTCGCCCAAATTCAACTGGATTTCTTGGAATGATGCGACGTTGATGATTCGTATTTTTTGTCCATCAATGTATTTGATGAAAAAGGTACTTTCGTGGATTTCTGCGTTTGTAGGAGCGACGATTTCGATAATATCGCCTAATTCGAGAGATATCCCCCCCGTCTTTTTAGGATGATTCTCTTCTTTTTCTTCTATAGGATTTGTTTCTTCTTGTCCTTCTTGTCCTTCGATTTCAAACATATATTATAAATATACATTGTAATTGTGGGGAAATACACGTTCGCAATGTATATATGACCACCATGAAATGCCGATCCCTTATCCATTATTTATTGTCCTATAGAATAAATAATAGTATAATCCTATGTGATCTATTTGGAGAAATTCGTTCGCGCATACCCGATGACGGCACATGCAATGCGTTTCCCTGCATTCCCCGTTTTCAAACTCTCTTCATTACCTCCTTGGCCACAATCGTCGCGATTTTCGTGTATGATGAGTCCGCGTCCCATTATACTATACTTTCCACGTAATCGTATCACATTGTCATATAGAGTATATTTGGCTTCGCCTCTCGCATTTGCACGTATATTGCCTAAATCGCCCACATGTCGTTCGCGCATACCCGGTCCCCCGTGTGTTTTCCCGTGTGGATTATAATGCGCACACATACTCGTGCATTTGTCCGTGAGATCGCCCGCTTCATGGACGTGGAAACCATGTTCCGAATCGGGACGCAATCCCGTCAATCGGAGATCAATGGCTATCC